CTGTTGATCCTCAGCGGCCTCTGCTTCTGGAGCTTCGACCTCTTCAGTTTCAACAACCTCGATTTCTTTTTCTTCCATTTCTGCGGCGTTAGTTGACACAACTACCCTCCGTATGACTTGATATCGTCTGGATCGACGATCGTTGCGATGACTTCGTCATCGTTGATGATGCGGACTTCACCACCCTCGATTGAGAATCGAGATCCGGCATATCGTCCAATACACACCCAATCTCCCTCCTTACACCAAGGATCACTATCGCCGAACTTGTCTGGATCCTTATATGCAAGAGGGCCGAGCTTCACCACATACGCTACGACAGTGGCGCGTGACTCTCTTTCTCTAACTTGATCGGGAACGTAAATACCGCCATCAGTCTTTGTGCGACCCATATACGGCATGACAAGCAATCGCCAGCCAGTGGGTTGTGGTACTCGTTCTGATAGGGGCTTTTGTTTTGCGGCCTCTTCGGCCTTTTTCTTGGCCTCACGTTGCGCGAGGATGTAGTCAGGTACGATCAGTGTCTTCGACATAGTTAACCTTTTTTAGCAGGGCCTTGAGTTCATCAAGAGCGTAGGCGACACCCTGTATTTCGCCGACTCTTGCTTTGTAGTCTTCCCAATCGGAAACACCACCACTTGTGATGGACAGACTAATGTCATCCATCCTTGTATTCAGTACCCTTTGGTACCGATTAATAAAGTCTAAAACGTCCATTTGCCCCTCAAATGAATTTAGTCTTCTTCCATCCCGCATCCGCAGTCTGGCTTGCCGCAGTCACAAGGCATATCACTGAGTGGTCCGCCTTCCTCCCAAGCTGCACAACTATTCTTAGCACTGCACATAAACTTTAGCAACTGGCAATAGCCTACCTCACCGCTCTCGTCCTTCATGCAATGCTGCATATGCTCAGTAATGTTGAACACTGAACAAGTTCCACAGCTTTCTTCTGGATTAACAGCCGGTCCGTACTGATGATCTTTGATCGCGAACCGCTGGTTCTCTTCGTTAGTCTCTACATCCTGTGTGGCAATAGGACATGCGTTCTGCATCTTATCAACAGGCATGCCGTCTTGAATTGCTTTTCCGAGGTCGAGTCCATCAGGAATTAGTTTGATTTCGATTTTCATTATTAACCACCAAAAATGTTTGCGATGCCCTGCCGTAATCTAGCTCCACTAAACGGTGCTGGGCTAGAAGAAGATCGTTGTGTTCCTGTATATGTTCTACCAGAAGTAGAAGGATTGTATGTGCCAGAATACTGTTTTCCTGTCTTTGTGTCCATATAACCACCCGGGATAGACACAATATCATCTATAGCAGTCATACCCTGAGAAAGCAGGCCACTTAGATCGGCGTATTGATTTGCTGTTGAAGGACCACGACCTAACTCCATACCAGAGGGAGCAAGGATATCGTTTAATTCATCAGGCGTCAGTGGAGTCTGGTCTGGCATCCCCGGGCCGTACATGTTTTGATTGTCGGGTAAGTTTTCTCCGCCAACAACCGACTTTATCATTCCCCCAAGATCGCGAAAACCAGCAGCTTTAGGATTCTCCCCAAAAAGTCCGGCTAGCTGTTCGCCAGCCACCGCCGAAGGGTATGTTCCCCCAGCTTGAGAGTCGGTGTAAAAGTCATAACTTGTTGCCGTTGTCTCACCAGTAAGCGGGTGCTGACTAAACCTGTTCTCAAAACCTTTTAGATCCGCTGGAGCAGTGCCTATCGAAGTTGGCGTTGGGGCTGGAGCCACAGGAGCAAAAGCACCAACAAGAGCATCTTTGGCTTGAGTTGGGTTTAGGCCACCAAGCATAGCACCAAGAATACCACCGCTTTGGCGTGGATTGTTAGGATCAAATGACTCAAACCCGGGCATGCCCGGAAGACCGTACTCTTTTGTACCCATCATAGATACAAGAGGACCAATAGGTGTAAAGCTTGCCAAGCCACGAGCAATCATCTCACCAGTGGATTGTTGACGAGCCTGCTCCATAACGGGGCCGTAGGCCGTCATGTAGCCTTCGTCTTGAACCCCTGCTCGAAGCTTACCTTCTTCAGCCGTAGGATATGCGGGGTTGTATCCCGGCATGCCTTTTCTGTTCTGTGGATTTACAAACTTTGAGAACTGATTGTTTGCAATCGACAGGCGATTTGAAAGACTGATGTTATCAGTATAATCTATGTTCTTAGGATCAATACCTAAATACCTAGAAAATATATTATCGCTGCCGAAGGGGTTTGTGGCAGTAATACCACGCATCTGATTAAAGCGGTTTTGATCTATGCCAGCAAGTTGCGTACCGTAGGTTGTTCCAAACATAGAGCGCGAACGACCGGGCGACATGTCCATACCACCAAAGGCAGGCCCTTGTGGTCTGTCTTGAAGGTTTTGACCAAAGTCTTTTCCGCCCACGTTGGAACCAGACTGCGGCCCTGAGTCAGACCCGAAGTCTCTTCCCCCAGAAGTTGCAGCGTCAACGGCAGCAGATTGTGCAGCGTCTGCTGCTGACTGTTCGCCCGGATCTCCAGCAGTAAATGCCATTAGTAAACTCCAGTAAACTTCCCGCCGCCAACGGCCTTACGCATTCCACCACAAGACATGTACTTGCCGTCCTTGGCCTTAACGCCTTCTTCCATCTCTTTCGCTTGCTGTTCACGAAGCTTTTTAGAACGGTCGAACTTCTTTCTCATGCGCTCTTTAATTTCCGCATCTTCTTTCTCGGTCTGAGGCTTTGCAACGCTTCCCATGTATTTCTCCAAGGTTTCTGACCCGCCGTCTTTCCGACCACGGGCTTTCTTCATAAGTTTCTTTGCGGAAGAACGGTTGATACCAAGATCATCTGCAAACTGATTTATTCTTGGTCCTGCCATTTCTTTCCCCAGTTAATGATCTCATCTATGGTACGCCCACAGCCAATACATCTTACACCTTCTTCGTCCAAGACACAAATACCTACACAGGGGCTAGTCTTTTTTGTGCTCATGACCCATCCAAATCCCAAAGACGCCTGTCATCACGCCCATAACCACACTTACAAAAGCAGACTGCTGTGAGCTAGGTTCCGGCAAAGCCATAAACCATTCAGCGCAGCGCCACGACATTATGGTACTAGCCAACATCATGAAGCGCGGCAGGATCTTCCACTTGAGGAAAGTCTCTACTGACATTATTTACACAAATCTTCGTACTTAGTTGTATGCACTCGGTGCTGCGCCATATCACCCACCTGCTCACACACAAACAGCATGCTTAGTATTTTTTTTAAAAAGCTCATTTGGTTAACCCCTTGGCCTTTTCATAGCTACGCATTCCACCAAGTCCGAGAAGACCAAGCAAGACAGTCATCAAGCTATCCATATCAAACTGAGGGTAGGATACTGGCTCAACACCCATATACGCAGTTACCACATCCATAGTAGGGAAGACTAAAAAATGAGCGAATAGCGCCAAGCTACAGCACCAGCCAACACTCGGTCGCCAGCCCGCCACAAATATATTCCGTGACTTGGCTTCTTCAGCATTGATAGCCAACTGACCCTTAGCAAGCTCCTGTGCATGACGCTCCGCCATAGTGGCAATCTCATGCGCTAACTTGTTCTTCTGGTCTTTGTCCTCGACAAACTTACCGATCAACTCGGTCGCCGGACCAATCAAAGCCTGTAACATTACTTAGCTCCTATTATTACTTTTAGTCTTGCTACTTCAATTTCCATTTGCTGAACCCTAGCAATGGTGTCCTGCACAGATTTTGGCGGCTCAAATTTGTCGATCCAGTCATCATTTTCTTCAACTTCTTGCATAGTTAGTTCAAGATTGTGCTCAAGAAAACTAATGCGCTCAGTCAGCCCAAAATAAACCCACACGCTAACGGCGGTCACGACAATCATGCTGATCAAGTTTCGCAACGGGATTGTTATCTCGCTGCTGTCGTTGAGTCTAGCTGCTACGTCTCTTGCTATCTTTGTCACGGTTTTTCTTAGCCTGTTCTTTGGTTGTGCGGTTGTGCATGTCCCACATCATCATTGTCCACGGTTCCGCTCACGAGCCAAGTCAGCCTGTGTGTTAATACGATAGACGTTCACATCGTTACGCTGATTTGCCACATCCATCTGTGCGTTCAAACGCTGCATAGCCAAGTCCATCTGCTGCTGCATCTTGGCCTGATCGATCTGGTAATCCATCTGATCATTCTGCATCTTACGCTGAATCTCGGCAGTGTCGTTCTGCAACTCCTGCTGACGGATCTGAACAAGCGGATCTGGCTGCTGTGGTGGCATCAACAGTGGAGACAACTGCTCGAGTGTTTCGGCAATCTGCTGGGCAATCATCGCATCAGTCACTGTAGGATCGATCTGCGGAACTGGCTCACCAGCCATCTGTGCTTCGTCAACGGCTTTCTTCAGTACAGCCTCAACAATGTCACGCGCAAACAAAGCTACATGCTCCTGAACGTGGGCTTGCAAAATACCAAAGGCTTGCGGGTTGGCCTGAATGGCAGGAGACTGAATCAACGATGCATGCACACGAATGTGGGCACGGTGATCTTGCTCCTTAAACGCCTGACTCGGCATACCCTTCAGAGCATTCGCATTCTCCATCGCCGGATCCATAGCCTGTGGTGGCTGCGGTGCCGGTAGGATTGCATCGATGTTCTTCACATCCAACGCATCATACATACGACGGTAGGCTTCGTACAGGTTGTGCATCTGCGGCGCGGCCTGTGCAAGCTGCAACTGTGTTTGTGCAAGTGACAAACGCTGCGCCATTGAAAAGATTGACGGGTCAGAGACTGGGAGAATATCTACACGCCCGTCAAAGTCCTGCGCCATAATCTGTGGATTGATGTTCGGCCCAATCTGATATGGATAAGGCATCGGATTGTTGGCAAAGATCTCCGCCAACATACGGAACTCTGCCTTCTGGGCATAGTGCAGGCGCTTATGAATGCTCGAGATAACCTTCGAGCCTTGTTCGATCAGTGCTACTGTTGTTCCCACGGGAGCTTGTGAGTTGACATCTGCGACCTTTGTGTCTGCAACTTGTGCAAAGCGTCGGCCTGAATCAACGACCACCCCGAGTAGTTGAGCCAACGTGCCAGAAGGCTCCTTGTATGGGAGTGGCATAAGAGCATTGCGAATATCACCGCCGGGAACATCAAGATCGCGGAACTCACCCGGGTTAACAGGCTCATCGTCATTACGGATACGAACGCCACGAGCTTTGAAACCGCCCGGTAGATTCGAGAGTGTACCAGCATCGATAAGCTGGCGAAGAATAGATGTCGCAGCACGGCTCAAACCTCCGATCATATGCAACAAACCGAACCCATAAAACCCAAAGCCCGGCAAAAACTTATAATGTACAAAGAAATCACGCTTACGACGAAGCGGATCCTGCTCTCTATAGTTCCGTACTAACGAGAGAATCTGTCCCGAATCAGCGTCCATAGTGACGATATACGGCATGCGGATACCCGTAGGCTCACCCATCTCGTCCATATCCTCAAATCCCTCAAGGTCAAGGTCAACGTGGACTTCGTATACAGTATAAAGCTCGTCACTGTATCCCGGGCGCAATCCCTGAATTTCATCAGTCTTGCTTTTAATTGTTGTGTCAGATTCATCATCTTCTGATGGAGATAAGTCAACATCGCGGTATACACCTCCTACCTGTAACTTGCGAACTTCGTTCTCGCTCATACGAACGACATGCGTGTAACGCTCTGCTGTACGCAAATCCGAAGCCGAATATG